CCTTCCTCCCGTCGCCGGGCGGTTGGTGGTTTCGTGGTTGGACGGGCCGTGAGATTGCCTGGCCGCCAAGACGGCGCTAGAAGATTGCTGGGCACCCACCCTAATTGGCAGGTAGACGGGCTTTGACAGCGACAGATGACCGGCAGCCATTGCCGGACGACGAAATCACTCTCTCCGACATTATCCTATGGATCACCCACTGGTGGTGGATCGTCCTGTGCGGCGCTCTCGCAGGGCTTCTGCTCGGATTGATCTGTCATCTGGCGGTCGAACCGAACTTTACTGTCCGCACTGCCACCAGGATCACGGAAACTCCAGTCAGCACCCCCGACCTCATTCGGGGTATGTCGGCGAACTTCCTTCGAAAGCAGGCCGGCACGAATGTCGCCGTCGAGGTCAACACGCGCACGCAGGTCGTGTCGCTGATCGAACAGAATGTTCCTGCGGAATCGGTCGCGGTGCGGCAAGCTGCGATGCAGAATGCCGTTGCAGCCCTCAACCGCTTCCTGGAGGATGCGGTCTCCTATGAGTTCGCGCTTATGCAGGAGCGCTATGCCGGGGCCGAGTTGCCGGCGGAAGCTTATGCCAGTCTCGCGAACTTTCGGCTGTACCTCGCCGCGGTCAAAGATGGTCTGCTTGAGCCTGTTGTGATCGTGTCAGAAAGCGCGAAGACCTTCCTGCCCTCGTTGCTGGTGCTCCTGCTCATAGGCGCGCTTTTCGGAGCCGTTTGCGGCGTATTGACCGCTTTGGCAGTTGATGCGTTGCGCCGATCGAAAGCACTGCTGCCTACTCGATGCCAGCGCAGAGCGTGAAGAACTCGTCCACGTCCTGCTCGGTCTTGCCGGCGGCCGTGGCGAGCGCAGCCACCATCGCATCATCGCGATAGGCAGTCTGGAACCCGATCCACTTCATGCGCGCCGGGAATCGATCCTGTTCGGGAAGTCCGTTGATCACGGCTTCGACTGCCGCAGGCCTCGCCCCATGCCAGCAGACGCGCAAGCGTCATCGGCTAACCGGACAGATATTGCCCATAGCGACTTGGCTTGTAGAACCCCGGCTGTATGCGCGCGCGGCCGAGCGCGATGCTGGTGCCGAAAACGACGGTGACCTCGTACTCGCCGTTTGCATCCCGAGCGACGGTCGCACTCCCGGTGTCCCCGGTTCCGAAGTGCATTGAGACAATGTCCGCATTAGCAACCTTGCTCACGCCGTAACTTGAGCCATGCAGCTTCGTATAGGTGATCTCGACCTGTGGAGTGCCCGAGAAAAAGCCGTTGATGCTGACGAGATAGACGGAGCCGCCGGAGTAGTTCAGATCGCCATTCGAGGTCGTACTCTGCCCCGCCAGGAAAAGCATGAAGACGATGGGCGTGGCGTTGGTTACATCGCCGTAACCGTTCTTGATCCTGAAACTGGCCTTCTTCTGCCCCGAGGTCCCCGTTGCCTCTACGAGAAGGTGCCCGTCTTCCAGAAGGCCCCTGAACGTGTACGGATCAGGGTTCCTGATGAAACCGCGCAGCGATTTGGCAAGCGTGTAGGCGTTATTGGCTCCCATGGTCCATTGAGCGGCCCGATAAGTTGCGTCATCCACCTCGATGCCAAATCCGTTGGGTGCCGCATCGGTCAGGCTGTCGCTCTTTGCAACTAGCAGTGCCCGGGCGTCTCCAACAAACCCTATGCCGCATCCTGAAAAGTTCACGAAAGCGGGCCACGCTTTGAGGTAGACGATGCCTGTTTCACTGTTTCCGTCCTCGTAATGCGTGGGGTGGTACGCGGAAAGATTGCTGTTCGTGATGCTGATAAACGGCGTCTGTGTCGTGTTAATATTCACCAGCGGGTATTCGTTCACCACAAGCGGGCCCTGTCCGCCTTCATTGCTCGCCCGGCACCCATTGATGACGACGCCGCGCGTCGGGTCAGTCGTGACCCCGCCTGCCCCGTTGTCGTTGGTCAAGCGGACCACACTGCGGCCGATATTGCTGTTGCCTGGCGGCACGAACACCGAATTGTCAATCGTCACAAGGCTGTTGGCATAGATGAGATCGGTGGATACATTGCTGCTGCCCAGCCAGCAGTTCCTGAACGACAGCTTGTCAACAAAGGCCCGTGCGATCTGAACGACACCGTACTGGAAGATCATGTTGTCGAGCGTGACATGCGTGGAACGGGAAAGGGCATAGGTGTGCGAATTGAGGAAGCAGTTCACACGCTCGACATTGCACCTCTCGAACACCCACATAGACAAATCAGCGTTTGCCGAGTTGATCGAAAAAACCTCGTCGAAGTTCTGGAAGTGAAACCCGCTCACATGGACGTATCTGGTCACGCCCGCATTAGAAACATCGCCGGAATTGACGAAATTGTTCTCCATCGTTCCGCCGCCGACGATCAGCGTCTTGCCGGACGAATAGAAGAAAAGAATGCGGTTTCCCGTCGCATCGATCGGGGTGTCGATCAGATACTCGGCTTCCCCGGAGAAAACGACGCGCGGACCCGTTGCTGTGTAGGCGTTGCTGCCGGGGAGTTGCTTTTGAATGGCCAAGGCATAGGCAGCATTCTGCGCCTTCTGAACGGCTGCCGATGACGATTGCGCACCGGTCGGGTCCGCGCCAAAGGCATCGACATGGAAGCCGAGCGGCTCGGGAAGAACGTATAGCTTTACCCCGCCCGCAGTCTCTACGTGATGGTCCGTTGCATCGCTTGCCGCCACCTCATAGCGGAAGCCTTGGGCATTTAATGTCTGGCCTACCGTGACGACGATCTTGCCGGGCGCGGGGGCGTAGGAAAGCGTAGTGTCGGCGATCAGGTCGGCGACAAATCTGTAAGGGCCAATTCCCGCGTCAAGAACGTCAGGCAATAGCCCCGCAAGCTGCGATATTTCGCTAGTTACGTCTGCAACCGTGACGACATTGGCGATCTCTCCGGCCACGGTGCCGATATGGTCGTCGCCGGTCAGATCCGCCGCTACCGTGCCAATGGTGTCCGTGCCGGTCAGATTGCCCGCAACGGTCCCGGTGGTATTTGCGCCGGTCAGATCGACCGCGACGGTCTCGATGTACTTGTTGCCCGAGAGATCGTCAGACACAGCCACGATCTGGCTGATGTTGTCGGAGACGATCTGGAGATAATCGCTTTCCCCGAGCAGGGCCTGCACATCGCTCGAAAGCGTGTCCAGCGTGACGATCCCGTTCTTCAGCGCCCCGTCGGACCGCCGGATATCGGCCAGCGCGTCGATGGTCTCGCCGAGGGACGCTTCGACGTTCTCCAACTCGTTGTCGACCTGGCTCCCCGGAAGCGGAGATGACGGGTTGTTCGACTGGAAGTCCGTGAAGGAATAGTCGCGCTGGTACTTGCTGGGATCGGCCAATTTTCGCCCCTGTCAGCTTCGTCTCGTGCGGCAAGTTACAAACGATGCACGCGAAACGCAAGAAAAAGCCGTCACAGCGGGAGGAGGATGCTGCGACGGCCTTTCGAGAGACGACCAAGCCGCTCGTGCCCTGGGAGGACGTGACTTGTGTAACGCGAAGCGGGTTACACGTCAAGCGGGACGTAATTCGGGTTCCGCCAGAACCGGCACGGCGTCCGGTCGATCGGCCCGGTCCCGATATTTTCCGGCGAAAGCTCTGTCATGCGGATAACCCGGTCGTAGGCTGCCACCAGGTCGGACGTGGACAGTTCGCTGATGTTCACGATCGGGCCGACGCGGTTCTGCAACTGAAATTCAAGCGTTTCGCGTTCGATGGTGGTCATTTCGGTGGCCTTTCTTGGTCGTCGAGAGCGAGAAACGGGCGGGCGTCCCCGTCCTTCTCGACCCACGACGGGCCGTCTCGCTTGTCCGGTTTGTAACGCGCTGCGGTGTATCGGTCAAGACAAGGGCGGCGGGACGGACGCTGCGGCGAGGCGGGCGATCAGATCGTGTCGACACGCTTACTGACGAAATATCCCTTCTTACGGCTGTAGATTTCTGGAAGCCAACGCCGCTTCAAGCACTACCCGAACAGTCTCGGGGTCAAACTCCGGAGAACGAGAGCGAACCTCTGGGGTTGATCCAATCTCCGCACGAAGCGCATCAACCCCTGCCTCGATCATCTCGGGCGTGATATCGATTTTGCGGGTTTCTGGTGCCGGCCTGTCGGCCTCATCCTGTCGCATCTGGTTCTCGGTAGGGCGCAAGCGCTTCGCGGCGGTCTCGTACGGATCGGCCTTTGCGCATTCTGCCTCCCGGTGCGGGCTGCGTCAAGTGACGGACGTGACGGCGCGGCGACGGAAAGTCCGGTGCGTCGCCAGCACGAAATTTTTGTGTGGGCGTCCGACGGCGGCGATCCGCGACCGTTCGGACTGACCCCACGGGGCGGGGTCGGCCTCGTCGATCGACGATAGCGCCGCGCGCGTCGACGAGGCGCCCGACGAGGCCGCAAACCCGTAGCTAACTCCGTGTTCTAGGGAGTTGTCACGCCTTGCGGCGCAAGGCTTTGCGCGTTGCGTTTGGTAGCAGCTTGCAAGCTTTCAGCCGAAAACGTCGTCTTTTTCGGCCTCGATGACGGGCTGCGCCTGGTCGCTGATCGCGCGCAACATGGCCTCCCGTTGGCGCTCCAGCTTCGCCGCGTTGGCTCGCAGCTCGTCCAGGCTCATTTCGTGCAGTTCCTTGCCTGCCGCGGCTTCTTCAACGCCAACGCCTGACAGCTTGGCGAGATCCGAGGCGGCCGCGCGCCGCACGCCGGCGGGGATTTTGTCGTCGATCGCCAGCTCCGCCAGCGTATAGACGCCTATGGCGGCGCCATGGTCCTTCAGGAAACGTTGAACCGAGGCGAATGTGGCGTTGCGCACATGCTCGTTTTGCATCAGGCGCCAACCGGCGATCGCCGGTTCAGCGTAACCGGCCTTTGCGGCCGCATATTCTTTGTCGCCGCGCCGCGCCATGTGCTTGATGAACTCCCGTTCCTTGAACGTGAACCGGCCCTTCTTATCGGGCATCGCCGACGATCTCCAAACCCGATAGACCGGGCAGATAGTTACAAACGAAACGACTTAGCGTCAAATTAACTGGCTTTCGGTTAATTGCAACCTTTGTGATTTTTGTCGCTTGACACGCGCATAAACGTATGACACTTTGCACTTGTAAGACATTTGGAGATTGACCAATGGCTATCGCGATCCACCGCTCAGGAACTGGCTCCGATGCGTTCGAAGTCGTCAGCTACCACAACGGCCTGGCCTACTCGTTCAACTTCGGCGAAGCGGGCGCGCCTATGCGCAATCTGTTCTTTCAAGGCGACGACGCAATCGCATTGCGCGACGAGTTCGACGCGCTCGAAGACCGGGAACCGGAAACGCTGACGCGCGAACTATGGCTGCGCCTGCTCGACCCATACCTCTAATCGCGCCTGAACTGTCACTTTCGTCACTGGAGAAAACGACCATGAACGCCGAAACGCTACAAACCCGCGCCGCCCGCCTCGTGCAAAATGAGGTCCACCTTTGCCTATCGTCGATCGTGTCGACGCTGGCAGGCTACACGCCACGCATGGGCGCATATGACGACGCGCGCCACGACCGCGACAATCGCGATATGATGGATCTGACCGCCCAAGCACAGGAGCTTTGCTACCCGCTCGAAGATTGGGAGGAAGCCGCGCGCGAAGCTGGCTGGATCGTGTCGGATAGCGGTCAACAGTTCATCAACGAAAAAACCGTCGATGACGATGGCCTTTGCGATCACTTCGTAGCGGGGTTTTCAAAAGGCAACCCGTCTGCCGACGATTGGCGCGAGCTTTGCGAAGTCCGCGACATCGAACCCTATCAGCGCGAAGTCTTCGAACATTGGGCGGTCTCGCCCTGGCTGGCCGACAAGCTGCTCGAGCGCGGCGAGAAGGTCGACAAGGATTTCGCCGGCTTGAACGTCTGGGCACGCACCACGACCGGGCAGGCGATCTCGAGCGACCATGTGATCGAGGAAATCACGCGGGAGCTTCATGCGCCTGAACCGTCCGATCCGTTCGAAGCCTATGGCGTCAACGACACCATCGCGAAGCGTGGCGCGTGATGGCCCCGCGCCGCACCATCGAGGAAATCCAGCTCGAAGTTATGGCTTCGCTGGATCCGCCCGAAAAGCTGGCGCTTGGCGCGGCGTTCGCGGAGCTGGTGGCAGTTGCCGTCATCGTCATCAGCATCGCCGTGATAGCCGTCGCGGCTGCGCCGGGATTGTAACTTTTGAAACCTGGAGAAACGAACATGACCGCACAGATAACCGATATCGAAACGACCGAAAACCTCATCGCCTGGCTGGAGCAACAGCCGCTGGAAATGGACGACGACTTAAATGCCGTGCGTCGCGTGATAGCATCGGAGCAGCGATTGCGCGAAATCCTGGCCTTTGCCGTCGCCCGCATCGAACTTGCCAACACGGAAGGAAACCCGATCCTCTCGGCGTGGCTGCCGGACGCAAAAGCGGCGCTGCTGCCATGATGCTCCTGATCGTTTCCGTTGCGAGCGCCGCGGTCCTGGTCATCGCGGCGCTGGCCTGCCTTCGTGCGGTTGCGGAACACATCTCGGAAAGGATCTGACTTATGACAAGCACTGAAGCTTTCAAGCTGGCTCGCCGCAATCGCTACCGTTTCGAAATGATCTAGGGAGGCTACCTGCCATGAGACCCACCGAAACCTACACGCCGGCCGAACAATTCGAGGCCGGTATCGCCGCCGGCATCACGCCGGGAGACATGCTCCGCAACGTCGACGCCGCGATTGACCGCGTGGCGTCCGACATCGCCCGCGAATGCCGCCGCGCCCCGGACCCCGCATATGCGGCCAGGATCATCCGCGAGCGCGCGGAGACCGCGATCCACCTCCGCGCGCTTCGCGCGTTCATCGTGGCTAAGCTCCTGAGTTGCGACCATGCTTAGCCTGGTCGCACGTCTCGTTCGCTTCGCGCTCGTGCTGGCGCTGGTCGGCTGGTGCATCGCCACGCTGACTTGACGGAACGGCCGCCGATCGCGTCTCGCGTGGCGGCCGTTTCTTGTCTTACCTTTGGCCTTCCTGGTTTCATCCGCTCGACGCTTCGATTTAACGCGCCGCCCTCCCGCGTGGGGAGGCGAGCGGCGCGGCCGGCGGAGCAAAGCCGCCTCCCCCGTAGGGGGAAGTTTGCTCCGCTGTTCCGCCTTTTTACCTCCGCCAACGTTTTCAATGACTTACAGATCATATTCCGCTGTTCCGCCTTGTTCCGCCCTTGCTCCGCCTATTCAATGATTTCAAGGACTTACGAGGCATGTTCTGCTAGCTCCGCCCTTGCTCCGCCTTTTTCTTCGCCGGATCGGACATTTTGTCGAGCCGATTTTAGCGCCCTAATCGAACACATCGCCTTCGGTTTCGCCCTCTATCTCAGCGCCCGCAGCAGACGAAATGTCCGCCACGCGAAGCCCCTTCCGCTTCGATTTCCGCGACGAAACGTCCTCCACAACCGCTCCGGATCCGATCCAGACCGCCAGCACGTTTTCCGCCTGCCGAAGATCGAAGCCGAAGCCGCGCACCATTTTTCGCGCCGCCCAACGCTCGCCCGACTGGTGCGCACGGCCCCACGGCTCGCCCTCGTGCCAGTCCGCTTGCATGGCCTCCAGGACGGCGCGCGCCAGGTCCGGCGTCAACTCGACCTCGCCGGCCGTTGCGCCCTCCAGCACCCTTTCCGGCACCAGCGACGACCGATCCGACCCAAGCGTCACCACGTCGAAGCGGTAGGCGTCGCTCCAGCCGTCCGGCGCGTCCTTCTGCTTCTCGCAATGCAAACGGCCAACGCTGGCCCCTCTCTTGCGCTCCAGCTTGAACACATAGTCACCGGCGCCGCGCAGCACGGTCGAGCCGCGCATGTCGCCGCTCTTGCCGGCATGGTGGACGCCCAGCACCGCGCAGCCGAACGCATCGCGCACCACGTCGCACGCCTTGACGAACAGCGTCATTTCTTTTTGCAGGTTCTCGTCGGCTCCGGGCATGGCCCGCGATACGGTGTCGATGACGATCATCGAAACGGGGGAGCGCACGACCTGCCGCAACGTCGCCAGCAGCCGCTTTACGTCATCGCCTGACATGAAGTTGACCGATTGCTGGATCAGCCCAAACCGGCCGCTCGGGTCCGTAACGCCGCGTCGATGCAGCCATGCAGCAATGCGCGTCTTGAAGCCGGAAGCGCCTTCGCCGGCGATGTAGATCACGCAGCCGTCCGGCTTGTGCTGCACCGGGTCTCCGAACCAGTCCGGCCGATCGAACGCGACATGCAGCGCCCAATCCAGCGCAATGAAGGATTTCCCGGTGCCTGGGTCGCCATACAGGAACCCGACGCTTTTCTCGGGCACGTGACGGTCGATCAGGAACTCGGGGTCGGGCAGATTGAACAGCTGGTCGATCGTCAGGACTTCAAACAGGCCCGGCGCTTTTTCGCCCGCGGCGGTTTCTCCTGCCGCCTTGGCTTCCTCATACAGCCGCGCCGCCTCGATCGCCGCGTCATCCCTGAACATCTCGACCAGCTTCCGTGTCGCCAGTTCCGGCGCGTTGTCGCGCGCCAGGGCGATCAGCTTGTGCCCGGACAGTTCGGACGGTGGCGACGAGGCGTAATGCTTCCACCGCCGCTCCGCGTCGTCGGCGTTGCCCTTGTGCGATTTCTCGCTCCAGCGGATGAACGCCTCCAGCCCGTCCGCCGAGCCGTGCGAGGCGTCATAGAACGCCATGCCGGTGTTGTTCCATTCGTTCCAGCCGACGTCAGCGTTCGGGATCGCGTCGGCGGCCTGGTGCAGATCCTCGGCGGGCCATTCGCGTGGCGTCGAGAAACCCTTGCGCTCGGCCCGCGCCAACGCACCGCGGCCGTCGACTTCCAGCCCGCGCGCCAGCAGCGCGTCGTCCAGCGCCTCCACCGCCCATTGCAGCTTGATCTCCCGGTCAGGATCGCCGCCGACGATCTCGCACATGCGCGGCTCGCCTTTCGTGTGCCATGACCCAGGCCACCGCATAGGATGCGACAGGGCCACCGCCGAGCCGTCCGCGCCAACCAGCCGCGTCGCCATCTTGCGCGCCGTCTTCAGCGTGGCTTTCGCTTCGTCCGTTGTCGCCGGCTCGCCCAGCCGCCAATAGGCGTGCAGCTTAGGCTGGCCGTTCCACACGCCGCCGGACGCAACGACCAGCGTAGGTTCGCCCAGCACGTCGCGCAGCGCGTCCAGGCTCTCTTGCGGCCGCTCGTCCAGCTCGGCCGTGATCGCCGGCGCGCAGACGATGTTGGTTTCGCCGCCGAAGCGGGCGCCGTCCTTGTTGCGGCCTTCGCCAAAGATCGCAACGGGCGGGGCGAACACGGCGCGCTTCTTGCCGCGCAGCTGCGCGACTTCCGTCGCGATGCGGGCCGCGGTCGGAACCGTGTCGCGGTCGAACGGCGCCCACTGGTTGACGACCGCCACGCCCTCGCGTTCATGCTCGAAGGCGCGCAGCGCGACGTAACCCCGTACGTTGCCGCATCGCTTGAAGATGGCGTTGAAGAACTGGCGCATCTGCGCCTCGTCGGCCTGAAATGGCGCGCTGCCCATGTGTACGTTCATCAGGGCTGCTCACCGTGTTCGAAGCGGGCTTTTCGTGCGCGTATCGCTGCGGGGACGATCAGACAAATCATGGCTGCGTAGATGACATCCTTGCCGACATGGATGTCGCCTTTGTGCGGATAGTGGGGCATTCCGAGAAACCCCGGCACTTCGGGGTGCCCTCCACCGCACGGTGTCTCCACGTCGCAGTGCCAACAGAAAATGTACATCTCGCCGTTGCCCATATCGTGCATCTGCGGTTTGCCGTCGGAGCGTGGCGTTATGAGACCGCAGCGCGGGCAGAAGTCCGCGCTGCGCACTAGTTCGACCGGGTCTCCGTGAAGCAAGCTCGCGCGATCAGGCTCGTATTCGAATGAGGTCAGAAATCGGGCGAATTTTTCGTCTTCCGTAACGCCTCGCGGTTTGATCTCGTACCAGATGTCTTCGCCTTGCGGCGTCTTCACGCGGAAGTCGGGTAGATACCACACGCCGTCCAGGTCGAAGCCTTCCGGCTCGTACTCCCATTGAAGGCCCAGCGTCTCGAAGAAGACGGCCCATTTGGCTTCCAGCCTTGACCGGAAACGGTAGCCACGGAAGACGGTTTCGATTGCGCGGGGCTTCCCCGGCACGGGGTTCTGCTCTATAAATGTCATCGGGTTCGGCGCTCCACATCAGCGTGACCTACATGAAACGGCGGCGCCCCACAGCGTCGCCGTTTCGCACTATGCACCCGCGTCATGTGTCTGTCCATTGTCGCGTGACAAAAGTGACAGTCAGGGCAGACGAACCAGCCGGTAGCGGGCCTTGACGGCCTCCCGGTCGCCGCCCGGCGCGCTGCCGCCGGCATTCCTGCTGATCGTCCAGCCGCGTGCCGCCAGGTCGTGGCGCATCTGCGACAGCACCACCCGCACCGTGTCTGCCGGGCGCGTCGGCGGGCGGGCGGGCCATAGCGTCGCTGCCAATCTCTCGGTCG